GCTCAAGGAACCGACCAAGGCATGGGTGCACTCAACGTTAACCAAAACCGTTACTACAGAAGAGTTGCAGTTAAGAACCTCATGTGATATAATTTCCTTACGTGTGAAGGAAGTGCAAGGGGGAGTCTTCGGACTCCCTTTTTTTATCTAAATACTTAGAAAACCGATGGCAAGATCACAAATAGAAAATCGTAATTTTCTTTCTCCAACAGGATTTCAATTTAATTTGAAGAGAAGTCCGAAAGTTGCTTTTTTCTGCAATGAAGCCAATATACCTGATTTGAATCTTGGTGTTGCCTTTCAACCAAACTACCTGAGAGACATTCCAACACCTGGAGATAAGATAGATTTTGGCGATCTATCCTTGAGATTTTTGGTTGATGAAAATTTAGAAAATTTTATGGAAATTCAAAACTGGATTCGTGGATTAGGATATCCAGAGTCAGTTCAAGAATTTAGAGATCTCAATGATAGTGGTATCGTAAAAGGAAAATATTTAAAAGATAGACAAAACATATACTCAGATGGAACACTACAGATTTTAAGTAGTAATCTAGTTCCAAAATTTAATGTTAATTTTAAGGATTTATTTCCAACCTCATTAACTACACTTACATTTGATGCCACAGATACTGACATACAATACTTTACAGCAAACGTAGAATTCAAGTATACTAGTTATAATATGACCAATATGAAAAACCAGGAGTTATGAGTGTTGATCTTGATACCATTCAAGGAATGTGGGAAAAGGATTCCAAATTAGATCCAGACAACCTACACACAGAATCGCTAAATATTCCCACACTCCATGCAAAATACTTTGAACTGTATAATACCATCTTTTTATTAAGGAAGAAGGCAGAACAGCAAAGGAAGAATATTAGACACGAAAGGTATGAATACTTCAGTGGCAAAGCAGACCCTGATGTATACATAACAGATCCCTTTCCAAAGAAGATAAGAGATAAAGATACCATGCAGAAGTATCTTGATGCTGATGCTAAATTGTCGAACGCATCGCTCAAGATTGATTATTATGATACTATGTTAGTTTACATAGAAAGCATATTGAAGCAAATCAACAATCGAACATTTCAGATTAAGAATGCTATTGAGTTCATGAGATTCAACGCAGGATTAGGTTAATGGAACAGGAGGAACAATATTATCACTTGGAGTTGCCAATAGAGGCAATTCGTGTGATACATACTGGTTTATCTCAAGCATGCAATAAATGGGCTGGTGGAGATCCAGTAGAGCAAGAAGATTTGCTTACAATGAGAGATCATTTTTATAGAATTATATTAGAACATAGATTTGAAAATATGTGATAAATATTCACAGATGAAGTATCATCGTGAATACAACAGACCTTGTAATCTCTAAATCAAACGAAGTATTTTTAAAAATTAATACTGAACCTCATATCGATTATGAGTTAAGAGATCATTTTAAATTTGAAGTAGAAGGGGCAAAGTTTATGCCCCAGTATAGAAATAAGTATTGGAATGGTGAGATACACCTTTACGATATAAGATCCAAGCAGATCTATGTGGGTCTGTTGGATAAGATTGTATCCTTCTGTAAGAACTATGGATACACATATCAGTTTGAAGATAACAAATATTATGGAACCCCATATGAGGAGAACGAACAGATCTCATATGAAGGTGTTAAAGATTATATGCAGTCTATCTGCTCTCACCAACCAAGGAAGTATCAAGTCGAGGGAGTATACGGTGCTCTAAAGCACAATAGAAAACTATTGATAAGCCCCACTGCCAGCGGCAAATCTCTGATGATTTATTCCCTCGTAAGATATTACGCTGACAAAGGGCAAAAAACACTCTTAATCGTTCCAACGACATCTCTTGTAGAGCAGATGTATAAGGATTTTCTTGATTATGGTTGGGATGCTGATTCATATTGTCACCGTATCTATTCCGGTAGAGAAAAGAGTAATGATGCTCCAGTAACAATCACAACTTGGCAATCTGTCTACAAATTGGATAGAAGTTTCTTTGAAGAATATAATGTTGTGATTGGTGATGAAGCTCACTTGTTTAAGAGTAAGTCTTTAATATCTATAATGACAAAATTGCACCATGCAAAATATAGATTTGGATTTACTGGCACGCTAGATGGCACGCAAACTCATAAATGGGTTCTGGAAGGATTGTTTGGTCCATCATATAAAGTGACAAGAACAGAGGAGTTGATGAGGCAAGGTCACTTATCACAACTCGATATTCAATGTCTTGTTCTTAAGCATCCACCTCAGGTATTTGAATCTTACAATGATGAATTAGAATATCTAATCTCACATGAGCAGAGAAATAAATTTATAACTAACTTAGCATTAGATCTAAAAGGCAATACTCTTGTCCTTTACAGTAGAGTCGAAGCACACGGAGCAGTGCTCTATGATAAGATAAATAATAACAAGGGTGATGACCGCAAGGTATTTTTTATACATGGTGGAGTAGATGCTGAAGAAAGGGAACTAGCAAGAGAGATAACAGAAAAAGAAAAGAATGCCATTATCGTAGCATCTTATGGAACTTTTTCTACAGGCATCAATATTAAAAATCTCCATAATGTTATCTTTGCTTCTCCTAGTAAATCAAGAATCAGAAATCTTCAAAGTATTGGAAGAGTTCTTAGAAAAGGAAAAAATAAAGTAAAGGCTATATTGTATGATATTGCTGATGACTGCACAAAAAACTCTAGAAGAAATTATACACTGAATCATTTGATAGAAAGAATTAAAATCTATAATGAAGAAAATTTTAACTATGAGATAATCACTATTCAATTAGGAAAACATGGGAATTGAAGAAGACTTTTACGCAACAATAAAATTAAAGTCTGGAGAGGAAATCTTCGCAAAAGTTGCTGCCTCTGAAGAAGAGGACAGAACAATACTAATTATAACTAATCCAGTTGTTGTTAATGAAATTAAATCTCGTATAGGTATTGTTGGATATAAAATTGAACCATGGTTAAAGACAACTAATGAAGATATGTTTATGCTTAAATTGGATGACGTGATGACAATGAGCGAATCATCGGATATTGATATGATTGTAATGTATCAATCCTATGTAAGAGACTCACACTCTGACAAATCAGGTCAACCTAAGTTAAGTAAAAAGATGGGATTTATATCTACTGTTAATGATGCTAAAGAAATCTTAGAGAAGATCTATAAAATGGAATCTTAAGCTATAGCTGTCTCATCACCCTTAACAGAGTTATTCTATAGAGTAATTGAGGTCTTGTCAAGTGAGGAGTAAGATGATATAATCTATACATATTATGAGATAAACTTATGATAAGACCCATGGCAAAAAGAAAGAGGTCGGAACACTATGTAAACAATAAGGAGTTCTTGGCTGCACTTATCAGATATCGTGAGGATGTTGAAATTGCACAAATTCAGGGTAAAGTAAAACCGGTTATCCCCAGATACATCGGTGAATGTTTCTTGAAGATTGCAAACCATCTATCATTTAAACCTAATTTTGTTAATTACATGTTCAAGGAGGACATGATCTCTGATGGAATCGAAAATTGCGTTCAATACATTCATAATTTTAATCCTGAGAAATCCCAAAATCCTTTTGCTTACTTTACGCAGATCATTCATTATGCGTTTCTCCGCAGGATCCAAAGAGAGAAGCGTCAGTTAGAAATCAAAAACAAAATCCTTGAGAAGTCTGGTTATAGCGAAGTCTTCTATGATGATGGCGTTGACGGAATGGGGTATTCCGACTATAATCAAATCAAAGATAATGTCCATAGTAAGTTGCGCGGATGAAACTCACACCTGAAATTATTGCTGAACTTGAGTGTGTCCTAGACATGCGAAAGAAGAATGGTGAAGAGATCTGGCCAGACGGAACTGAACTAGAATTTAGTATTGCCGGAACCTTTGCTGCTGATAAATTTATTACCATCAATAAAGTAAGACCTAGAGAAGAGAGCACACCTGACCCTAATTTGAAAGCACATCATGCCTGATCCTAATGCACTATATGATGACATGGAAAAATTAAATGCCCTCTATGAAGAACTTTGTTGGGGACATGATGATGAATTAGTATTCACTCATGATGGACAGAGAGTTATAATTTATAATAAAACTTTAGAAGAATAAAGATACCTGCTTTTGATTGTGAAATTCTCTATGCTATCTAAATGGATTAATCCAATTTATCTTGAAGAAAGTTATATACAACTGCTTCAACAAACTTTGGCAGCAAAGCCTGAAGCAAAGTATTTGGTTCTTGATAACTTTTTCAGAAAAAATAAATTGGATGAACTGATTAAGAGGCACAAGCAGTTAAACTTCAGTGAAAAGCAGGACATGTATTCCGACGATGGAAGATTACTTCCATATGATGGTGCAGTAAAGTTCATGGAAGAATCAGATTATGGATTTGATTTTTTGTTTTCGGAGCAATGGAGTAACTATCTTAAAAGACTGGTTTCTCTGAAGTATAAAGATGAAACTGAAACAACAGTAAAACTTCGCTATCATAAACCACATGCTAAAGGATTTTGGATCCATACTGATTCTTTAGATTGGAAATTGGTTTGTATATGTTATTTTAATAAAGAATGGAAAGTATCTGATGGCGGATTACTTCAAATATGGAGACCAGATGAATGCAATTTAGATACGTCTCCAAAGGTTCGTGAATCTACAAACTCTAAGATGGAATTTCTGACAAACAATATTAGATTAAACACAGACTCGGTAGGTGGTTGTAATCCTGATGATAGAACTAGTGTTGATTTTGTATTAATGGATCAAATAATTCCAGCATATAATAGAGTTTTCATATCTAATATAGAGGCAAATCTTACATATCATAGCGTAACTCCTAGCAATGAAAGAGAGAGGACTGGTTTTGTACAATGGATAGGTTGAAGAAATGAAAATTGCAATCATTACCGACCAGCACTTTGGTGCTCGCAAAAACTCAAAACTCTTTCATGATTACTTCCTGAAGTTTTATGATGAGATTTTCTTTCCAACATTACAAGAGGAGGGTATCACCACAATCGTAGACATGGGTGATACCTTTGATAGTAGGAAGGGTATTGATTTTTCTGCATTGTCTTGGGCTAAGAATAATTACTATGATAGATTGCAAAGTATGGGTGTAAAAGTTCATACCATTGTTGGTAATCATACGGCATATTATAAAAATACTAATGAGGTAAATGCAGTTGATCTTCTGCTTCGTGAGTATGATAATGTTGAAGTATATTCTAAGTGTTCAGAAATTCTTTTAGACAAATTAAAGGTATTACTCATTCCCTGGATCAATGCAGAAAACTATGAGGAG